TGGCAAGCATCTGCGTCACGCGCTCTGAGACGGGGAGCTCATGGTAGGGGTCACGGCGCACAAATACGCGGATTGAGCCGCCTTGAGTATCTGCTTCCTGCACGTCCACGATGCGCAAGAAATCGAAGCGAAAGAGCCAGACGAGGGAATGGAGTGAGTAGAAGTAGCGGTGCTCGTGATAGATATGGTCAAAGGCATTGGGGAAAAGGAGTTGGGGGAGATACTGCACCTCGGCGATAAACAGGCCGTCATCGGTAAGCAGGTTCGTCACCCCGGCCATGAAATCCTGCGGCTTCTGCACATGCGCGAGGACGTTATTGGCGAGGATGAGGGAGAAATGCCCGTGACGCTGTTTGATGAACCGTGACTCGTTGTAGGAAAACGGCTTGCCAATTGTGGGGATGCCGTTCGCATTGGCGAGATCAGTCGTCGAGGTCGCCGGATCAATGCCCAAAACAGTACTGCCAGCGGTGGCGAAGTATTTGAGGAGCGTGCCGTCATTGGAGGCGATCTCCAAGACCTTTCCGCTCTCCTGGGGGAAGCGCGTCAAACAGTCGGTGGCGTACTCCTTGAAATAGGCGAGAGAGGACGGGCTGGCGCCCGTGAAAAAGGCATAGTCACCACCAAATAAGAGGTCGTCTCGCACCGTGTCCATCAGTTGGAGCGAGCAGCAGTGCGGGCAATAGCCGACTCTGAGGGGCGCTCTCGGTTCCTTCTCTGTCGGGGTGGTGGGGAAGCGATCGGCGAGGGGAGTTTCTCCCAGATCAAGGATGGGGATGAGCGTCGTGTCCCGCGCAACGTCTTTCGGGTCAATCCGACGCGCCGCGTCACTCCCGTCCGGGCAGATGCGACAGTGCGTTTTCTCGCTTGAAATCGGTTCGGTCATAGTTTTTCGACCACGTGCCAGGGCAGAATCAGCTCGTGGCGAAGGGCACGGCGATTCGTGAGCCAGTCCGGGCCGTAGAGGAGTTTTAATACGGTGTCGCAGAAATCGGCGACGTAGACGTTGGGGAACTCGATCACCTTGCGACGCACTTTCGTCTTCCCGCCGTGCTGATACGCACCCGAGGCGCGAATCGCCCGATAAATGGCAGCAATTTCGTTGTCCTGATAGGTGGAGTAGATAAGCTGGCGGATGGAAGAAGAGTAGCGATCGGCGAGGGCCGTGACCGTCATACGGAGCCGAGCATCGTTGACGGCGTGGAATTGATCGGCTTGGTGGACAGGTTTGGTGCGGAGTGTACCCATACCGGTTAGGGCGATTGATAGCTCGCCCTGGGCATATTCAGCTATATAGTAGCTGAAAACTAGGAAGTAAGCAAGGTTGTATTCTTGCCGTTTGCCGCTTCGTTGCGTACTTCGAGAGTAAGTTCTCCCACCAGTGCGCCGCGTTTGGCGTCTCCGATTGTTGCGACATCCACGGGTTTGATTCCGCGAAGGACGGCAACTTTGTTCATGTCCTTTTGCAGGACAAGGGTCTTATCAGTATCCATGAACGGATCAAGATTGATCGTTTGGATGCCGAAGTCAGACTCGTAGACAGAGACTGTGTTTGTCAATTTCTTCGATCCATCCATATCGAGGTATCTCGTGTTTGGAGTAGAGAAGGAACTGATCTCACGTTTTTGGAACCCGTTGACATACGTGTTGTCTGGTCGTCCGCCACTTGCCCAGATTGTCTGGAGCAAATTGTTGTAGCGTGTTTCGGTCAGGTATGTGCCTGCCGTTGCTGTGCCAGATTCGACGTTTGTCGCGATGAAGGAAAGAAAACCCTTGAGTCGTCGTGCGGTTCCCGATGCTCCGGAGTTACCCGTGCCGGTGATGAGCGCTTTTTCGACGTCAGTGGCGAGTTCTTTCATACGTTTCTCCATTTGGTAAGCGAATTCGTCTTCCAGTCCTGCGACGGAGACGGCGCGCTGTGATTCGGAGACTTCCAACTGTTTCGTAAAGATCTGTGTTTGGTTATTTGTTCTTGTACGAGCAGCGGGGATTGCGAACGAGAAGTCCGCACCTTCGATTTGAGCGTTATCACTACCAGTAGAGAGGGTATCGATTTGCCATTCGTGCAGTCGGCCGTTGGCTTTGACTTTCTCCAGACCCGCGAAAAGCGGTGTGTCATGGAGCGTGATCACTGCGATCACATCTGTCAAATCCTCACGATCGCCGATAGCATCGTATGTTTTGAGTGCTGTTGATTGTGCCATATATTCTCACCTCCTTCTTTTTATAGTGTCGGTTACTCGCCTTTCGGCGCAAACCGCTTCAGGAACGACCGCAGGGCTTGTTTATCCCCAGCGGCGATCGCTGTTTTGAGGTCCTGGTCAGATGTCCCGGCTGCTTGTGAGGAGCCTGAGCCATCACTGGCTTCGCTCTTCGTGCCACCGGACTTGGCAATCGCTTGTTTGATATGCCAATCCATCAGCTCACGCTCGTAGCGGGCCTTGTAGGCGACTTCTGGGTCTCCGATCCCTTTATCAAGGGCGTACTTGACCACTTCGTTGCGGTCGAATTTCGGGGTACCGTTTTTGCCGTCGTACCGGCTCTCTAGGCGATTGAGTTGCTGCTCCACCTGCATGTTGGTGCGTTCCTGTTGCAGTTTCTGTTCGAAACTGGCATTCACTTCGTCAACCGGGGCGAACCCAAGTTGTTTTAGTGCCGCTCTAATCTGCTCTGCTTCGGGGTTAGCCGGAGCGGAAGGGGCGCTGACGCGTCCTTCGAGCTGACTCAGGCGCTGTTGGAGCTGCTCGACTGTGCCTCGTGTCTCTTGATAGCGTTCGTTCACTTCCCGGAACCTGCTATAAGGGACGGCTTTACTCTCCAGATCATCCACCGGTGCCTGCGTTTCCGCACTCACTTCTTGGGACTGATCCAAAGCGGCTGGTTCGTTCTCTGACGAGGGAACGTCGGTGCCGACCGACTCTTTTACGTCTTCATCCATATAAATATCCTCCTTTCAATGTATTCGTACGCTGTTTAACGTCTCCCGAGACGATTGCGAACCATTAGATTTGTCGAGGGAACTCCCCTCGGAGCGCCGGGCCAATGCCGTTGTCCGGGCGCGCCGAAGTTACTTCCCAACTCGTTTCTTAATAATCTCTGCTGCCTTCATGACCGCGCTTTTTGGTTTCTGGGCGACGGGCTTGGCGACCGGCTTTACCTCTTTTTTCTCTGGTTTCATTGCTGTGCACCTCCCTGCGGCGCCTGTTGCTGCGCGTAGATGCTCGGTTGTGCCCCTCCCTGCATGGTCGCGGCGGCGTGGTCTCGAATGTGTTGCAGCTCGTTCTTGATTTCAGGCGGTAGATCAGCCCCCGCGCCTTGAATGAAGCGATCGAAGTATTGGATGTATTCGGGACTGACGACTTGCGGCACTTGCTGGGGCATCCGGCCGTTGATGATCTGGCGAATGATGGCGATTGCCTGCACCGCGCCTGCGGGCTGAGGCTGTTGGGCTTGTTGCTGCTGTTGGGCAGCCTGGGTTTGCACCGCCGCTTGCTGTTGGGCCTGTTGCTGCTGTTGCTGCATTTGCTGTTGCTGTTGTTTGACTTGATCCTCCTGGATCTGCTGGATAATGTCGGCGATATTGCCCGTCTCATAGGCCTCAAGGATGTATTGCACGGGAAGCGGTGTTCCCTGTGCTGCGAGGAGTCCGGCGAGTTCCTTGATCGCGTCTCTTCGTCCTTCACTCGTGTAGGCGAGCCAACTGTCCATCTTGACGTGGACGACGTTCTTCTTACGGATCACGGTCGTTCCCTGTGGGGCGTTGCCGATATCCTGGGGGTCTACAGTCGTCGCGTCCTGGCCGATTACCTTCATGAACTCTTTTTCGCCCGTCTTGGAGTCGATGATCACGTTGCGCGCGAACTGATATTTCTGGCTGGCGAGGTAGAGCACGTATTCATAGACGCGACTGAGGAAGTCTTCGGTGTTCTCGGTCAGTTCACTGAGGTTGTTTGAGTCTCCCTCCTGCAACGCCTCGATCGAGACGCCTGATTTCGCGCCCGTAGGGATGCGCCCTAAGCTAGCGTCATGGAAGCTACTGATGTCCTCGATATCCCGCGTCAGGATGTCGATCTGTTGGAAGATCGCTGCTGCCAGAGGCGTGATCGCAGCCTGTGAGACTTCAAAGCCGCGTTTCTTCTCGATGATCTGGCCGTTTTCGTTATTGATGATCCGGACGCCCGCACCTTTATCGGCGACCCATTTGCCCTTGTTCATGATCAGATTGTACTCGGCCACGCTGCTGTGCAGCTGCTCATAGAGGCGATTGAGGGGAATGATGTTTTTCACCCAACCCTGGGCATACATGGAGAGTGGCTCGGTGTCTGAGAGCAACCGGAAGAAGGGTAGACGATCAAGGTCCGTCAGTTCATTGCGGATCACGCGGTCCTGGATCTTGCTGATGATACGGATGCGATAGCGGCCCGGCGTGTCGTCGCCTTTCTTGGGCTTTTGGTACTCCTTGATCCAGTATTCGCGGAGAATGACGGTCGAATCTTTGGCCTCCTTGTTGAATGTCACCTGGCCGCGCTCGTATTGGAGGAGTCGCGTCTTGAGTGAACTGGAGGAGAGTTGATTGTCAGGGGAGATGTCATCCCAATCGACATCCTTGTATTTGGGGTCTTCCTTGAGGTCTTCGACATTGCGTCTGACCGCCAGGATGGCGTAGCGGGCCTCATCGGGGAAGCGCGCCGACGGATCCCAGTAGAGATCGTAGGGATCGATGATGTTGATCTGGATCTCGCCCGCACCATCCTCGGCTTGATCGTCGTACAAAACCTGCCAGAAGCCGACGGAGTATTTGAGGGCATGGAGCACCGAGGCGCGCAGTTTCGGGCGAAGGCCTAAGCGATCGTAGATGTAGTCGAGGTATTTGTTGAGCGTGGCTGCCTCTTGCAGATTCTCCGGTGTGAGGTCGTCGGGGGTGACGTCGGGTTTGGGTTCGTTTCTGACGACGTAGTTGCGGACCGCGCGGATGATCGAGAAAGTCTTGTTGATGACGACTTTCGGTTTGCCGTCGGTGCGGGGGCTGGTAATGATCTGCTGCGTGTTCTTGTCCCACTTGGCGTAGTGGTTTCCCGTCACCCAGAGGTCGTAGTTGAACCACTTCCAGTCAAGTTCGCGGCGACTCGATTGGGCGCTGTTCCAATAGCGGTCAAGCGTCGCGTTTAAGACTTTGTCGTCCTTGTTTTTACTCGTCAGATTGTCCATTGAGTTCCTCTCTCGCCTCGTCCAGGTCGATTACGTCTGTTGGAGGCGTGTCGAGTTGATTGGGTTCGGGCGCTTGGTTGTCCTTGTATTCGGGCAGCGAGCGGGCCATGAGTCGGTCCGTCAGTTCGGTGCGCTCGCGGTAAGAGAGGTGTTCCCGCCACGCGATGTAGGCGAGGAGCAGAACGATGATGGCAGTCAGCAGATAGTCCATTGTCTGAAACACGAAAACGGTCGTCACCCTGAAGGTGCGACCGTGTGAGTCATCCTGATTATTGCTGAAGCGTTATAGGTTTGTCAATAGCCGGGACGTGCTGCCTTGAAGGCGAGGAGGCGCGTGGTCTGATCAATGTCCTCGATATGCCCCTTGGTGTAGCGAATCTGGATCGTGCCGGTCATTTGCGTGGTGTTGGCACTCAGCATGGCATAGATCGCCTCCCAGAGGTGGGCATCGACCTTGCCGAGTTTGTGCAGCTTGTAGACATCGGGGGCAAACTGCTGGAGAAGGAGTTCGAAGGCAGTTTCGTCCATATCACGCGGCATCCTCCCAGAACGTGTCGGAACTATTGCCAGCCCAGTCGTTGTCCTCGTCATCAGGCAGCGCGGGCGGGATGAATGTACCCGGCACTTTGCCGTCCCATGGATGGACCTTCGGCGGTTGGTAGGTGTGCATATACATGGCGTTGAGATCGGCTAAGGCGTCCATCATGTGGTCGTTTACTTTGAGCGGGTTCTCCGCGTAGCTCTTGGTGTCGTCGATCTGGTCCGGCCATGCGTAGGTTTCAAACTCGCGGATGGTCTCCACACATCGGGGGTGAACGTAATAGCCGGGCCGTCCGTCGGCTTGAACACGCAGACGCTCGGCAAACTTCTGGATTTTGTAGCGGACGTAGCTCTGGCCGGTTTCGCCGGATTCTTTCTTGACACCGATGAAGTCGAGGCCGAGATCGTTGAGTTCCTGGATATCCGATGCGCTGGCTGAGTCCATCGTTGAGAGGTCGAAGATTTTGCCCGTGCAGAGTGATTCGATGCGGTTGGCAAGCGACGGGTTGGTGAGGCCGGTTTCATAGAGTTCGTCCTGTTGGTACCAGACGCCATCAGCATCCACACCGACCAGAGGAAGAGCAGTAGGGTTACGAAAGCCGCGATCCAGTCCCCGGATATAAAACACAGGATCGAAATCAGGAAGGTCCCGCACGTGAATCCCACGGTCAAATTCCTTGTAAACAAGTCCCGTGAACTTGCGGAAGTCTGCGAGATATTCCTGCGCGAAGGTGTCTTCGGTGAGTTCTTGCTTGACGCGGTCGATTTCGCTCGCGGGAATGTGGGGGTTTTCGTAGCTGGTGAAGTGAAAAGATTTGTAGTTGTCGTCGCCCGCTTCGCCGAGTTGGTAGAGTTCGTAGAAGTGGTTGTAACCTTTAGGAGTGGAGATGAAGAGGATAGGTGCGGTGTAATCGACGACGTGCCCTTGGAGCACCTCATCCCAGAGCCATTTCCAGTTGCGGATGCTGGCGATTTCATCAATGACAAGACCTCTAAGTTTGACGCCTCTAAGCGCATCCGGATTATCGCTGCCCTTAAGTTCGATGATTGAGCCGTTTTTGAGGATGACACTGAGTTCCTGCTGGTTGACCTTGGCGATCCAATCCCTCGGGATGAGGCTTTGGAGAGCGCGCCAGTGGATTTGTTTGGATTGCCGGTAGCTAGGAGAAATAATCCAATAGAGCCCAGGCTTCTCGGTAGCCCACTTGAGCACGATAAGCTGTGCCAGTGTGCTTTTACCCCAGCGGCGACCTGCGCAGATGATTCGGAAGCGATGCTGGTCAGTGATAACACGAACTTGTCCGTCATGTAATTTTATGCCCATTGGTGTCGAAAAACTCGAGTGTCATCCCCTCACCCTGGTTGTTCACCTGGATCAGCATGTTGGCATTCTGTTCGATGCCGAGGATCTTGCCGAGTTTGTCGTGGTACGGGCGCCTGACGGCGTGGTCGTCTTCCCGCTCGCCGGTGAAGTCGTTCCATTTGGTGGCGTCGAGGCCTGCTGCGAGTTGGGTAAAGTAGCGATGGTAGCCGAGGTTGTAGGTTGCCATTAGCACTTGGGGTTTAACTCTGCTTAACCAACGGTGGCCGAGTACCTGCGCCGATCCATGCGTGACGTTGGGATGCAGTTCTGCGTAGGCTTTGGTGGCGTCCTGCCCGTTTTTCAGCCACGCGAGGTAGAAGAGGGCGAGGTCGGGGTCACCGATCTCACGGGCGAAGGTCTCCGCGTCCAGACTGGTCGGTTTCTTACTGGGCATAGTAGATACGAGAAGCGTAGCACAACGCTATCATGTTTGCAATCCTTACCGTTTTCACACCAGGCCTTGATGATGATTTTACGCGGGGGTGGGATGATCGTAGCCTATGTACGAAGACGAAGATAAATAAATCCCCGCTTTATGCGCGGTCATGGTTCGGTCAGCAATGCACCCTCTTTTTGAGGGTGTTTTTGCCGTTGGTAGGCACGGCGCTGGGTGCGGCGGCTGGTCTCCTTGATGCGGATCTGTTTGCAGTCAAGACAGTACTTGGCCGTTGATCCGCCGAAGAACTTGCCCCCGCATTGATCGCAGATATGGACTTTCATGTCCGCCCTCCGGGTTGTTTCTTTCTCATCTTCATTTGCATCACGGCCCAGCCCGCATCGGAATAGCCGCGCGGTTTCTTGCTGAGCGGTTCGGCTTTGAGGCGCGTGTTATCGGCCTTGCGGATTGCTTCAAATACCGATTGGTTGCCGGATTTCGGCGCTTCGAGCTGGTTGATGTAGCCAGACTCTTTTGGGTTGGCGTTTTTCTTCTGTATCTCCGCGCGTTTCTTCTCCTCTTGGGGACCGTCGAAGATCACCTCAGAGACAGCGAAGGGT